AATTCTGCAAAAGGAAAATTCACAATTAGAAGTCCTCACCTAGAGAAATTGCTTGAATCTAAAGATAAAAATACTGAAGCTGTATGGAAATCTATTCTTGTTAAAGACGGTTCAGTTCAACACTTGGGCTTTCTCGACGAACACGAAAAGGATGTATTTAAAACATTTTCAGAAGTATCTCAGAAAGAGATTGTGATACAAGCCTCCCAACGCCAGAAATATATTGATCAAGGACAGTCGTTAAACTTAATGGTTCATCCTAAAGCATCGCCAAAGGAAGTCAGCGACCTTATGATTTTTGGTTGGGAAATGGGTCTTAAAGGATTTTATTATCAAAGAAGCACAAACCCAAGCCAAGCTCTGGCGCAATCTATTATGGAATGTACATCTTGTGAAGGTTAAGATTTCATTATTATAAAATTTTAGTGTAATCAATTGACATAATGGAATACGATTTTTCTCAACAAATTAAAGACTTCGCCAAGATCTCCCAAAGGAATTCTTGTGTACCTCATTATGAATGTGTATGTTCTGTTTTAGAGGCGAAAGTAGAAAGAAATAACGACGTAAGCGAAAATCAAGTTACACTAGAACAACTTAAAAAAGTTTACCGTCGTGGTTACGCAGCTTATTCTCATTCCCACCTCGTAAATAAAACAAGAGGTCAACTAGCGTTAGCAAGGGTTAACAAATTCTTAAAGCTATCGAATGGAGAGAATGTGGGTGAGGCATACAGCGTTGCTGATAAAGATTTATTGGATGGTAAAGAATCTTATTATGTAGAAAGTCCAGCAAAAGCATTTGTTGGTTTCACTGATTTGGAATTAGACCTGGCTTGTATTGATCTCATTAAGGCTGGAGTTGAAAAACGAGACCAGAATGAAGATTGCGAAGAACTATTCTATTCAGAAGCAGAAAAAAAGACACTAAACAAACCCTTCAGACTAAAAGGAGAAAAAAAGAAATTTGGTGTTTATGTTAAAAGTCCCAAAACAGGTAACGTTATTGTAGTTAAGTTTGGCGATCCAAATATGGAGATCAAAAGAGATGATCCTGATCGTCGCCGAAGCTTCAGGGCTAGACATAAGTGTGATACTGCAAAAGACAAAACCTCGCCTCGCTACTGGTCTTGTAAGATGTGGAGTAAAAAACCAGTTAACAAATCAGTCTCTTCTGAAGCTGTTGAGTGGGATGAAGAAGAACTTGTAAGTGAGTGGGGCTGGGATGAATCTTGCGTTTTAGATCACGACGACTATTTCTGTGGTTTTGATCATTTAAAAAATTGCGAAACAATTGAAAAAGACGATATTTGAACTATGATCTTTTGTGGATCAAAAACCTAATATTTCGTTTTGCATAATAACCAATGGAGAACGACCTAGCGAGACTAATCTTTGTATAAAATCTATACATAGAAACTTTACAAGTTTCTCCGAATATGAGATATTAGTTGTAGGTAATAACGTAGGTCAATTTTCTTCCCCTCACGTTAAAGTAATAGAGGATGATATCTATGTAAAATACCTCGGCAAACGCAGAAATATAGGGACTGAAAATTCTTTCGGTGATATTATTGTTCATTGTGATGATGACATGATATTCCCCCCTAACTGGTATCAAAACTTTAAAGATTATGATACAAAAAATAAAGGTTGGCAAATACTAGGTAACAAAGTTCTCATACCTTGTGGTAATAGATACTACGACAGGTGCACTTATACACCTACTCATCAAATGGTTGATTATGACTTTGATGATTCGGCCCCTGGTACTCTTCTCTATCAATCTGGTGCTTTTTCTATTTGCAAAAGATCTCTACTTGAAAATATTTGTTGGAACAATGAAATTCCATTCTACGGAAAACTAAATGGCTTTGATTGCAATGAAGATGTAGATTTTTCTAGAAGGCTAAAAGAAGCTGGTATTAAAATATTCTTTGATGAAAAAAATACTGTTTGGCACAACGATTATAGCTACTATTATAAAAACAACTTTGCTTACAAAAAAAGTAAGGAAGACATAAGTGATTATAAATGCCTAGATTTCGTAATGCTTTTAAATTATTTAACAAGATGAAAGGGAAACCAAAAATAGGCTTGCTTATAATAGCTACAAATAAATATACTGATTTTTTAAAAAATTTAATATCTAGCGCAGATGATTTCTTTTTGACAGATTCTAATGTAGAATATTTTGTATTTACAGATACTGAAGACATAGGTATTTCTTCAGAAAGAGAAATCAACATAGTAAAAACAAACCATAAGGACTGGCCTTGGATGACGCTTGGCAGATATAATATATTTAATCTTCATAAAGAAGAATTGTCTAAAATGAATTATTTATATTATTGTGATGCAGACATGATATTTGTTGATTCTGTCGGTAGCGAAATATTAAGTGATAGAGTTTCCACCCAACACCCAGGTCTTTATGGAAGAAGAGGTACTCCAGAAACGAATCCAAATTCAACTGCTTGTGTCTCAATTTTTGAAAACATGCAATATTTTGCTGGAGGCTTCAACGGCGGATCTAGTGAGGAATATTTAAAGATGTGTGAAACATGTTCCGAAAACATAAAAAAAGACGAAAGTAATAAAATAACCGCGATCTGGCACGACGAGAGTCATCTGAATAGATATTTTATAGATAATCCTCCTACTAAAATACTGGACCCAGGATATTGTTATGGAGAGTCTTTGCGCCCACCATTTAAACCTAGGTTAATAGCTCTAGATAAAGACCACAAAGAAATAAGATCATAAAAAATGAAACAAAAATATTTTATAATACTAACGTCTGGCAGGACTGGGTCTACCCTTCTCGTAAAACTTCTGAATACTGGGACCGAAAACAATTCTTTTTATGGAGAGTTTAAGACTCACCCAATAGAAGATTTATCAAATACTTTAAAAGCGTTAAACGACCACGGAAAATTTATCGAGAAAAGTTTTGGAAACAATTGGGTTGTTGAAAATTTAAATCATCCCTATTATAAAAGGGGAGACTTAAGAAGCGAAAAATGGAAGACTGAAAACTTAGAATATTTAGAGGAAGCGAAACAACAAATTTTATTAAACTATTTTAAACCTAAAGATAAAGTCTGCGGTTATAAACAACTGTTTAACAGGAACAAGGAAGCTATTCAAAATATATTAGATTCAACAGACAATGTATATTTCTTAGTCAATACTAGAAACCCAGAAGAACTTTCAAAATCTTATATTCGTTCTGGTTTTTCTAAAAATCACCCGTCGTCACCTGACGAATTGGAATTAGTTATGCAGGAATACAAAGACTTGGTAAATTTAGATAAAGATAGAATATTTGAAATAGATTACTCTGAATTCACTGACCATAAAAACGAAAACTTCAAGAAACTTTTTGACTTTGTAGGTTTAGAATACAATGAATCTGAGATAATAGAGTGTTTAAATTTTAAGCTACCTCATTGACCGCGTAATGATTTCTATATTACTAGCAATATATAATGGAGAAAAATATCTCAGCAAGAGTATAGATTCTATTTTGAATCAGACTTTTAAAGATTGGGAGTTGCTAGTAGGCTTCAACGGCACTTCAGACTCATCGAAAGAAATTATAAAAGAATACAAAGATTCAAGAATAAAAACGTTTGATTATGGAGACGACAAAGGGAAAGGTAAAACATTAAACAAACTGATAAAAGAGTCTAAATACGATTGGTGCGCAATTCAAGACGATGATGATGTATGGGAAAAGGGAAAACTAAAAAAACAAATTAAATATATCTGCGATTATGATGTAGTAGGATCATTCATAAACTATATAGATGAAAAAGGATTCTTAATCGGAAGTCCCAATTTATCGTCTAGCCATAATGAAATCAAAAGAAGAAGTCTTGCTGGTTCAAACCAAATAGCTAATCAAAGCGCTATATTTAAGAAGTCAGTTGTAAACTCAATTGGAGGCTGGAATGAAAATATAGAAGGAATAGAAGATTATGATTTATGGTTAAGGCTTCTTAGGTGTGAATATAAATTTTTCAATGTACCAGAATACTTATGTTTTCACAGGTTGCATAACAAAAGCAATTTTAATGTAAAAGAACAAGACGTAAGCAAAATTTTATAAATGTCTAACGTAAATAACAGATACAAAAATATATTTATACACATACCTAAAAATGCTGGGTCCTCAATGGAACAGTTACATTATGTAGGTGGTTCAGGTCATCGCACTTTAAAAGAAATTGCAAACAATAACAACAAAAGCTTTTTACCTTGGGCTTTCGTAAGGAATCCTTACGATAAAATTGTTTCGCTGTTTCATTTTTGGATTGGAGAGTCAGTACCAATGGCTTTAAGTTGCGATGGTTTTGAAGATTTTGTTAAAAGTTATGTACAAAAACATACGACTAATAACATTAGCGAGTATCTTCAAAATAATAATCATTTCAACGTAGGAATACAACCGCAACACATCTTTTTAGAAAACGACTTATTTAAAACTGATGATATTTTTATAGGAAAATTTGAAAACATAGATTCTGACTTCAAAAAAATAACAAAAAACATATCAGAAAACTGCGGATTAGATATCAAATACGAAAAATTACACAAAAAAAACAGTTCAAAAAGAGAAGGCTTTAAAAAATATTATACTAGATATTTATACGACTTAGTATACGATATATATAAAGAAGATTTCTTAATGTTTAATTATAAAAAAATATGATAACAATATGCATAACAACATTTAACAGGTGTGAAAGGACCATTAAATCATTTATTTCCGTGGCCGATGATCCAAGGGTGTCAGAAATAGTTATTTGTGACGACTGCTCTGAAGATTTGATTTTCAAAAAACTAAAGCATAAAATAAAAACAATAAATAACGCAAAGATAAAACTTTTCAGAAACAAGGAAAACAAAGGGGCTTTTTTAAATAAGGTAGAATCAATAAAAAAATGCTCTAACGATTGGGTGGCATTAATTGATTCTGATAATGAAATTGACAAATCATATATAGACAACCTACCAGAAAAGAAAGATAACAACACCTTCTACCTGCCCTCTATAGCCGTTTGCTCTAGTCCTTATTTGAACTTCAGTAAATATGCTGGTAAATCTTTAGATAAAGATGCTTTTTGTAGTATTATAGATAAAGCTTTAGCAAATACTGGCAACTATTTCTTTAATAAAAACACCTACTTAAAAGCTATAGAAAAAGAAACCAACTTAATAAACCCCTACGGCTTGTGCTCGGCTTACCCAGTTTGGTTGTGCTATAAATATATAGAAAAATTCAAAGTTGAAGTTGTAGAAGGGTTACATTATAAACATGGCCTAGGCAAAGATAGTTGGTACTTAGCAAATCAAAACAAGTCACTCGGATTAATTAATTTCTTTAGAAGGAACATATAAAATAATGGCATACGGGAAAGAAAAGAAAACACATCTAGGTGGTTATATTATAAATATAACAGATCACGGAGATCCTAATAGTTATGCTACCGAAGTCTGGGATGAGATGATCAGTGCTGGTATCAAATCTGTTTTAGATATAGGTTGTGGAGAAGGTCACTCCACTAAATATTTTTTAAACAAAGGAATAAAGTGCATTGGCGTCGAAGGCGGAGAAATAGCGTATAACAACTCTCCAGTTAAAGACAATTTAGTTCTACACGATTACACAGAAGGTCCTTTTGTGCCTATCGATAAATTTGATGCGGCTTGGTGTTGTGAATTTGTTGAACATGTAGATGAAAAATACTGTCAAAACTTTTTAGATAGCTTTTCTAAATGCGATTTCATATTTATGACACACGCAAACATTGGTCAAGAAGGCTATCATCATGTTAATTGTCAAAACTCTGAATACTGGATCGAAAAAATTGAAAAGATCGGGTTTCGTTTTTCTCCTGAAATGACAAATCACTATAAAAACCTTTCTTCACAATGTATGCATGTAAAAAACCTAATTGTATTTAAAAAATGAAGTTAGATACCGAAAGAATGACTGGCTTTGGTGCTTATCGCGTTGATGGATATGATGTGAATTATTTATTCGGTCTTCGGGATTTATGTGAAGATTTCCTATCTAATGAAAGTCATGTATTAGAGTTGGGTTGTAATGACGGAGTCAGCACAAGATTATTTTCTGAGTACGCCAATGAAGTTACAGCTGTTGACATCAACTTAACAAAAAAGTTCAAATCACTTTTAAATGATTCTGTTAATATAAAATTTTACCATTTAGACTTCGATTTATTTTTTAAAAAAAATACCAATAACTATGATTTAATATATATAGACGGACCACATGATTCTTCTTCAGTAAAAAGCCATATAGAAGATTGTAAAAAGATCATAAAAAAACACGGTGTGATATGTGGTCACGATTACCACTCTAAAGTTGGCGTGATTGAAGCCGTTAACGAATCTTTTGGTAAAGAAAACATCAAAATTTACTCCGATAGTTCTTGGGCGGCAACGAATATAGTATGATAATTATTAAAATACAAGGAGGCTTATGCAATCAACTTTTTCAGTGGGCTTATGGATATGCACTATCAAAAGAACATGATGTTTATTTTGACACATCTTTTTTTGACAATCAAAACATAATGTCCCCAGTCTCTATTCGTAACTATGAATTACCCAATATAATCAGCAGAGAAATACCAATAGTTACAAAAGAAATCTTTGATGAGTTTTCATCTAAGAGCGTACAAATGGTTCTTGATAATTTTTACTACTCAAACATAAAACTCGAGAAGAATAAAAATTACTATCTAAATGGATATTGGCAGTCGGAGTTGTTTTTTAACGATGTCAAGGACGAGATTATTAATTCATTTAAATTTCCAGAGCTTGACGATTTTGATTTTACAGATTCATGCTCAATACATATAAGAAGAGGCGACTACTTAAAGCTTCAAGGTATGCATACGCATCAGACTTTAGACTATTATGAGAAAGCCCTTGAGGTCATTAACCCTAAGGGTAAAGTATTTGTTTTTTCTGATGATATAAAATGGTGTGGGAAAAATCTCAACTTTAAAAACCAGATATTCATGAAGGAAAATTCTAATATAGAAGATCTCAGATATATGAGCTTGTGCAGCAACAATATTATAGCTAACAGCAGCTTTAGTTGGTGGGGAGCTTATTTAAACAATAATCCAAACAAAATCGTTGTCTGTCCTAAAAATTGGTTTGGCAACAATACGAATGACTCTGACATTAAAATGAAAGATTGGATACAGATGTAAAAACAAAATGAAATTCTTAATTACTGGAGGGGCTGGTTTTATAGGTAGCCGATTAACAGATCTTCTTATAACAGAGGGGCATGAAGTGGTTGTTGTGGACAATCTATCAACAGGAAAAAAGGAAAACCTAAATCCAGAAGCATACTTTTTAGAGGTAGATATTTCTGTTTCAAAAAATAAAGATCTAATTCTAAATCAACTTATTAATTGTCATGGCGTTTTTCACTTGGCTGCATCTACAAAAGTTCAAGAATCGATAGAAGACCCTGTAGCATACAACAAACAAAACGTTGACTCAACTTTAAATATTTTAAACTGGGCAAAAGAAGCAGGAGTAAAAAGAATTGTCAATAGTTCCTCCTCCGCAGTCTATGGGGAGTGTGAATTTATGCCAATTAAAGAGCACGAAAAAAGAGAACCCATAAGTCCATATGGTTTACAAAAGCTTATAGGAGAAGAGTATTGCAAGTTGTTCAGTAGGATCTATAATATAGAAACGGTAAACCTTAGATATTTTAATGTTTTTGGAGAAGGTCAACCCACAGAAGGCTCTTACTGCTCTGTGGTTGGTTTGTTTTTAAACCAAAAGAAAGAAAAAAAGCCCTTAACAATAGTTGGCAATGGAGAACAAACTAGAGATTTTGTATATGTAGGCGATATAGCGTCCGCTAATATGTTAGCTATGACATCAGAAAAGGTCGGCAACGGTGAGTGTATCAATATAGGAACGAATAAAGCAACATCAGTTAATGAAATAGCTAAATCAGTTCGAGGCAATATAGAATATATAAAAAAAAGGAAAGAGCCAAAAGCTAGTTTGTCGTGCAACAAGAAAGCTAAAAAATTATTAAAATGGAATCCCTCGATAAATATTAAAGATTGGATTGAAATGAACGTCTAATCTCATATTATAATGCGATATGAAGAAGGTTATTATTACAGGTGTAACGGGTCAAGATGGTAGCCACATGGTTGATTATTTATTGGCTAATACAGACATAGATATAATCGCTGGAGTGCGGAGGCTTTCAGTAAAAAACCATGACAACATAAAACATCTGTCTGATAACCCAAGGTTCAAGTTAATTGATCTTGATATCACAGACCAGTCAAATGTAGATCGTGTTATAGCTAAAGAGAAGCCAGATTACTTTATTAACTTTGCAGCGAATTCATTCGTAGGAGTTAGTTGGGACATGCCAGAAAACCACATGAACACGAATTGCATGGCGGTTCTTTATCAACTAGAAGCGATACGCAAGCACTGTCCAGATTGTCGTTATTACAACGCTGGTTCATCAGAAGAGTTTGGTGACGTAGTTACCGCCCCTCAGGATGAGACACACCCACTGCGCCCCAGAAGCCCTTACGGAGCATCTAAGGCCGCAGCGAGACACCTAGTAAAAGTATGGCGTGAAAGTTACAATTTATACGCCATTCAGGGATGGTTATTTAATCACGAAGGCATTCGTCGTGGAGAAGAGTTTCTCACCCGTAAAGTGACAAAAGGAGTCGCAGATATTTTACGGAAAAACAGCATTGGAGATAGCTTCAAACCTATTGAACTTGGAAACCTTGAAGCAAAAAGAGACTGGTCTGATGCGGAGGATTTTATAGATGGTATCTGGAAGATGCTTAATCAAAAAGAACCAAAGGAATATGTTTTAGCCTCTGGAGAGACCCATACAATCAGAGAGTTTGTGGAAACTGCTTTCTCTTATGCTGGTTACGGTGCTGAAAAATGTGAATGGGTAGGTGAAGGTTTAGACGAAAAATATATTCACGACAATCAATTGCTTGTTCAGATTAATCCTCGATATTACAGACCTGCAGAAGTAGAGCTCTTATTAGGAGACCCTTCCAGAGCAGAAAAAGAGCTTGGCTGGATCAGAAAAACAAATTTTCAAGGGCTTGTGAAAAAGATGGTTGACAACGACATCAGTCTTTGATAAGATGGGCTTATGCCTAGAGGTAAGAAAATATGCCCAGAATGCTCTTTGGAGTTAGGCATCAGGAAAGCGATATGTAACTGCGGTTACACCTTTCCAATTAAGGCTAAAAAAATTGCCGTCAAAAAACCCAAGAAAAAGAAAGAGGTTAAAAAGAAAATAAACAAGCGAGAAGTATTATTTCGTCTTGTTGAAAAGCCGCCTGACAATAAAAAGCTTTTTTTCATGAGGGAGATGAAGATATTAAACGATCTCTCTGATAAATATTCTTTAGAATTTTTATCAATAGTAAACTTTGGCAAAAAGTTTAAATCATTAGGTTATTTTCTGCATGAAAAAGTGAAGGAAAAAATGGATATGAAGTGGAGGGCTTTTAATTATAAGGTTGACAAAGATAAGTATCCGTTATATAATATTGGCGATAAGTCAGGAGAAGATATACAAGTAAACAAAAAAAATAAAACAACAAAAGATTTTTTAAATGAGTAAAGAAGAAAATAATTCCATTAATCTACTAGATAGGTTTCTTAAAGCAAACAAAGAGGATCACTACAATTTTGAAGAAGAAATTGATTATAAAGTATCAAGCGGGTCCTTGCAATTCGATCTTCAACTAGGGGGAGGTTTTGGTCCAGGACTACACCGTTTTTGCGGGATGAACGAAGGAGGTAAAACCTCTGAAGCATTAGAGGTAATAAAAAACTTTTTAACAACAATACCTAGATCTAAAGGTGTTTATATAAAAGCAGAAGGAAGGCTTTCTAAAGAGATGCGAGATAGGTCTGGTCTTGATTTTGTCTTTAGTGCTAAGGACTGGGTTGAAGGAACATGTTTTGTTTTTGAATCCAACATTTATGAAACTGCGGTAGATTTAATGAGACAGCTTGTGGCTGATAATGAGAACGATACCAAGTATTGTTTTGTACTCGACTCTGTAGACGGATTAATACCGAAGAATGACATGGATAAAGGATTTGAGGATTCCTCTAAGATTGCTGGTGGTGCTGTAATTGCAGGTACCTTCATGAAAAAAATGTCTATCGCATTAGCAAAGAGAGGCCACATGGCAATATTCATTTCACAAGTAAGAGCGGACATCAAACTAGACCCTTATACAAAAGCTCCGATTAGGCAAACCAGTGCCACAGGAGGTAATGCGCTTCTTCACTTTGCAAATTGGATTATTGAATTTGAGCCAAGATTCAACAAAGACGTCATACTCCAAAACCCTTCTATTAAAAAAATGGATATGCAAAAAAATCCAGCGATTGGCCACTTTGCTGTCGTTACAGTTAAAAAGTCACCCAACGAAAAAACAAACTCCAGAATAACATATCCTTTGAGGTATGGCCGCAAGGGCGGAAATTCTATATGGATTGAAAAAGAGATCATTGATTTGATGTATGCTTGGGAGTTCCTTAAAAAGGGAGGAGCCTGGATATCTGCTACCGAAGATTTTAAAGAACTACTCGTTGAAAATGAACTCAACTTCCCAGATAAAATACAAGGAGAGAACAACCTGTTTAAGCTGATTGAGGAAGACAAAGATCTTTCTGACTTTCTTATTAAATATTTCAAAAATGCAATATCCGAGTTATCATGAAATTCCTAGACCCTCTAGGTAGACCAAGAAACTTAAAAAATGCAAAAAAATATTTAATTGATTGGGACAGCAAAAGCAGAAGTAAATTTCAAAACAAGGTAAAAGATTTCTTAAAGCCTTACTGGAAAAACGATGTTGTTTTTGAGGAATTTAGGATTGCTGGTACTATGCTGTCTTTGGATTTTTACAATGCGAATAGGATGATAGCCGTGGAAGTCCAAGGCGATCAACACATCCGCTATGTAAAGCATTTCCATAAAACAAGACTAAAATATCTAGATCAATTAAAAAGGGACCAGAAGAAGCTTGACTTCTGCGAATTGAATGATATAAAGATGGTAGAGGTTTACACTAAGGACGAGATAAACGCATCCCTTTTTAGTAACCAAGATATAGATTTATGATCGACGAAGACAACATAGAATTCTGCATACCAGAGAACTTTTTAGAAAAACTATACGAGCTAACTGGAAGTGCTGACAAATATAAGGGTTTTTTAATTATACATTGCAACGAAAAAGGAAACTCAGTCATCATCAACAAGTCTGAATCTTCGGTTGTTGAAATGGGTTTAAGAAAAACGATGGAACTATATTTGAAACAGTCCGATAAAAACACAACAAAATGATTTATAACTTAGAGCTAGAAAAGCAAATGCTTGCTGCCTTAATTAAGGAGCCAGACATGTTCGCAGAGGTGTCTAATTTTATTGATAGTGATGACTTCTATTCAGAAGACAGCAACTTACATAAAACTATATTCACCATCATCAAACAGGCTCTTCAAACTGGAGATGAAATAGATGAGATTATTATTGGCCAGAGAATTTCCAGCATAGGGTTATCTTTTGAAGATAATTTAAATCCATCTGATTATGTTAAATCTTTAGCGTTAAGAAAAGTACCTAAAGGCAATTTACTCAAGACGGCCAGAGAACTGAAAAAAGTTTCAGTTAGAAGAGGAATTTTTAAAGCATCTCAAAGTGTAGCAATGGAGATGAAGAAGGTGTCTCCAGAAACCACCTATCATGAGATTATAGAAAAAGCCGATCACATATATAACTCTAAAATAAATCTTTACGAAACTGGAGAAGACTCGCCAGTTAATATTTATGATGATATGGAAGATATTATCGAAGATCGCGGTAACAACCCAGTTACCGACTTCGGGATGATGGGTCCACATAAAAAGGTTAACGAAATGTATGGTTCTCTTCTTAGGCCTGGAAACATAACCGTCATTGTAGCTAGATCAGGTGTTGGCAAAACCCAATTTTGTATGCATTATGCTACGTGTGTCAGTGCTAAATATGATGTCCCCGTTCTCCATTTTGATAATGGAGAGATGAGCAAGGAAGAGCTTATTTTCAGACAGTGTTCTTCATTGTCTGGAGTTCCTATGCACTTATTAGAAAGTGGCAAATGGAGACATGCTGGCGAAGACGTAGTAAGAAAAGTCAGGGAAACTTGGGAAATAATAAAGCCCCTTAAGTTTTACTATTATAATGTAGGAGGCATGGATGTTGATTCTATGGTTAACACATTAAAGAGGACATACTTATCTAAAGTAGGCAGGGGTAATTCCATGCTATTCTCTTTTGACTACATTAAAACTACAAGCGAAGCCAGTGCCAATAAAAACGAATGGCAGATTGTTGGAGAGATGGTAGATAAGTTTAAAAAGTGTATTCAAAAAGAAATTCTCCATGATGGAGAACCAATTATACCGATGATCACATCTGTTCAATCTAATAGATATGGTATTACAACAAACAGGACCGCACAAAATGTTGTCGATGACGAAAGTGTTGTCTCTCTATCTGATAGAATTATTCAATTCTGCTCTCATATGTTTATTCTTAGAAACAAAACAGCAGATGAAATTGAGATAGAAGGCAGACAGTTT